GATTTGAACAATGAACACAGTTATTATCCATAGTAAGCAATAACTGAGCCGCTATCTAATTCTATTGAAGCATAATATCCATATATTGTTCCGCCTGCTGGAATTTTAAAAGTAGCTGGTACTGTACCAGATAACCATGTTACATCACATTCTGATGTATCTACCACCGAATCTTCTAATCCCATTATTGCTACAAACGGCCCTGCTATTGCATCGGTACCATCTATAATGATAGCCCCCGCTTGACCTAATTGAAGGTTTTGAGCTTCTGCAACTGAATAATTGCTTAATGATTTTACTCCACGTGCCATATTTTCCTCCTGCTCTAAGGACTGGCTGTCCATGAATGAGCTTGTTAATTGTTAAAAAACCTTATGAGATTTGGGGTAAACCTTTTATTGATCTACCCCACAGTTCTCAAAAACTGTTAATCCTTATTTATTCGGATTATGAAGTTTGAATACCATTATTGATACTACTGAATGCTTCTACAAGCCATTCGCCACCCCAAAACATTAAATTAACCCAATCGCCACGTTGTGCGGTTGTGTCTAAAATAACATTTGAGATTTGTGTACCTGCTGTAGAATTCGCGGCGTCACCGCCTGCGTCTTTATTCACACCACTTACAATAGCACTGCCTGCGGCAATGGTAATATCAGCAGTCGGGGTTTCTTCCCAGACTATGAATTTGTAATATGTACCATCTTGCCCGGTAGCGGCTGTAGGTAATGTTATAGAATAAGCTCCATCAGCAGAGTCGCACATAAACACTTTACCACTATCATCTTCGTCTAGTGTTCGTGCGGCACTTATGAATTCAACTTTCTTCTTTAATGCAAAAGAAGAACCACTGTTTTCGTTTAAATAATCAGCTCTCATCGTTAACTCCCTTAACTAATCTGTTCAAAATTATACAACATATGAGATTCAGGTAGAGTAATCTCAAGACCAGCTTCGGTCAGGATCATATCTTTACGCAAATCTTCATCAGCTTGCTGTACATTTGAAATTATGTGAGTATCACGATTTAACCCATTACCAACTAGAGGTCTGTAAGAAACCTTGCTCATATCAACTAAACACATGAAACTGTTAGCAAGCCCTCTAAATAGAGGTTCTTTAACAACACCAATTGATCCATGAACTGTATCAACTTTCATGATACTATGTCCAAAAGAACCGCTGACTTTTTCATGACTGATACCAAGCTTGTATGCTCCAGCATCAGTTGATAATTGAAGTGATCCATCAAGGAATCCACCTGCACCCATTTTGTTAAACAGAGTGATCACAGGAAGACCTGCAAGCGCAAGTTTCTGTGATTCTCCACCACGAGCAGGATCCATCAACACTTCCATGTCACTTAGAAATAAATCATAAGTGAACTCGGCAGATGCAACAGACCTACTGTAAGGAGAACCAGAAGAATAAGACAGTGCACTGTTATCAGCAGTAGGTGCCGCGTTGGCAGTAATATGCCCTACGATACCTTCAGAATACTGAACACCGCTAATGCGTGCTCTCTGTCCAAATAACATTGCTCTTTCAATGTCAACCTTATGTTCTCTTAGTTTTTGATTCCAGACTCGTTGCCATTCATTGGCATATCCTCTATAGTTAGTAGCAATAGCTGTGTTTGTCAACTCAGCCGCAGTTTTGAAAATCTGGGTATAACCAAAATCATCATCAAGACTGTCTGACCATACATCAGGAGAACCAGTACCTTCTTCAAAAGAAGTACCAATAACCTGACATTTGTCATTGTCTGACATGATATTATAACCAGAACCATAACTGGAATTAGGTAAAGCGACAATACGTCCTGTAAAGACTGATTCACTCCCCTGATCGGCTGGAGCAGAGTCAATTCTAACTGAGGCGTATGAAACACCTGCTGTAGAATCAAGGGTCTGCACAGCAAAAACCATACCTTTAACAAGATAATCAACTGAACCACTGCTTCCGTTAGGGGTATCAACCGTAAACTGGTAAGAACTACCAGCACTTACAGCTGAACCGCCATTAACATTAGCAGATAATAGGAATGTCCTACTTGTCCAATCAATCCGCGACCTGTTTTCCAAAAATCGGAATACAGGATCATTCGTTGGTTGCTTCGCTACTTTATTAAGATATACAAAGAACGGTGACTCTTCTGGAGCTAATTCAGCAACGCGATCCCCGAAGTCGTACAATCGTCGTTGGTCTGGGGCTTGCCCCACACCAGCCGAAGTTGCCGCCGCAGTAATCGAGCTACTCTTTAATGTTCCGCTAGTAATAGCCATTTTTTTCTCCGTGAGTTACTTTATTATTAAAATACCGTTTTATCCCCCACACTCATTACACTATCCCAAACCTTATCATCATCTGATTTTGATTGGGGTGGTGCACCTTGTATAGCGCCGGGGCTTCTTGGAGCATTTCTTGCCGCACTAACTGCCTGAGCTGTATCGCTAACCGATCCGACTTTATTGACGTCACGATATAGTTTTACAAGATTAGGCAAACCTACTTGTTCCTTCGGTTGAGTAACAAACTGCATAAAGTTATTTACATCCTCATCAGAGAATTTATATGTACCACGCAATTCGTTAACCGTGTTGTTATAGGTCATTTGTTCTGACATTTGTTGCTCCTGCCTTTGTAATGCCTGACCCACAACTTGATTCGTTAGCTCAGTTTCCTGTTGCTTACGAAATTCATATGATTGTGAACCCGGCTTGTAGTAGGCTTCCCAAGGGTTAAAGTCCTCTTCTGGCAGTGCTGGTTTAGATTCCGTTTTCTTTGCTTGCTGTCCGTTGATATTGCTTTGTAATAAATCAACCAAGTCTGGGCGAGATTCTAGTAATTGTCCCAAGGGCTCTAATTGCTTCAATTTACCATTATCGGCATACGCGCGATCATACATTGATTGAAACTTTTTAGCCTCACTTTCCCAATCCATTACTTGCTCAACGGCTTCTTCAGCCTGCATTGCTTCGTTATCTGCTTCATTGACAACCTGATCTATTATTTCAGTTTGTCCTTCTTCACCACTGACAAATTCGGTAGTGGCCTCTGTCTGTGTAGTGTCCATTACGACTCCTTTTCTAGATGTCTCTAAGCATTAGGAGCAGAACCGGGTTCCTTCATGGAACCAACCAATTTCTCCGCTTCGAGCTTCACCTCGTTTTGTAGTTTATTTAATTGAACCCTTCTATCAGATTTGGCGTCTGATGCAATTTCCGACAATCGAGATTTGAATTTTTCAACCTCGACGCGTTTTCTATCATGCACAGACTCCCTCTGGGCTGTCTGGAGGTCACCCTCCAAATTCTTTATCTGTTCTTCCATAGCCTGAACCTGTTGCATTAACTGCTGACGTTCTTCAGTTCTACGGAGGATACCTTCTTTATCAAATATTTCTGGGTTTTTCTTTAGTACTTCATACTTATCTACTATACCCATTTGAAATGCTTCCATGTATACAGAAAGCTCTGCCCACTTACTAGTTGGTAAACTAGAACCCGGCTCTATGCGAACATCATGCTGTGAAAGATTATGCTTATCTTTTTTCATGTCTAGAATAGCATTTTCGGTACTATCATAGAAATTCGCCATTGCTTCTGTTACATCATTGTTAGCCTGAACTAACCTAAAAATCTTTTTATATGTATAATGTCCTTTACAAAAATTGTATAATACCTTCCCTAACCTATTGATACTAAACTCAATATCTCTCAGTTTTGACTTAGGTCTTTCCGTTCCCAATGCAATCATACGTTCTGTACCACGCACTGTTTCGGGAGCTTTCTCTGTAAAACCATGCATCATCTCTGGTAATCCAAATGTAAAATCAATATAATGTTCACATTGTTGGATTAGTTTGTAAAACTCTGATGCTAATGCTTGTGGTGCTGGATAATGAGGTTCTCCTTGAGAGCTATCCACTTCAATTACCGCATTTGGGTTTGCCCAATCCTGTTCTAACTGATTAATATCATCCACACTACCTAATGGTACTAATAGTTTTAAACCAGCAGAAGCTTGAGCATGGGATAAAGCCAATGACCATAGTTTGTTTAACAATCGTTGCATTGGGCGAGCTCTCGACACATCTGATTTAGGATATGGAGTTTCTGTCCAAATATTAGGTAATGGAACTATTGGATAAACATCTGAATGAAGAATAGCCTCATATAGAACAATCTGTCCCATAGTAGCACATACTTTAACTCTTGACTGTTGAACTGGTATTACTTCATATTGACTAGTCTCTACGCGTTCACGGTTATCTTCGATAAATTGCATATACTCTTCTTCATCAAAAATAACTTCTTCACCTGACTGCATATCAATAACACGATAATATTCCACCTTAACCTTATAGTATCTTTCCAGTACCTGAAACTTTTCACGATGGTATAGATCACTATCTTTTACCTCAGCTGGTGTAAATACAGATTTTGAATTTTTATTTTGAGCACTAGGGTAATCTTCTTCATTATAAGCATTTAACTGTGAAATAATACCAGCTACTTCTTCTCCAGATTCTTCATCTATCTGCGGCCCTAATTCAGGGTAGAGGTTGACGACCTGTTCACCAGTTAGTATGGTAGAGAGGATGACGCCTTCAGCGTCATCATACCACCTGTTTCTGGTGGAAGGAGAGACGTATACCCGAAAAGGGTTAACATAAGTGAACTTGACGTCACCCCTACCGAAGTCTGACTCAGGGTCTATATACGCATACAGATAACCCATTCCAGTGATTGCATAATCATGTATCGCTTCTTTTAATTGCCAATCACCTTGTGAGTTTTCCCAAATATAACTCATTACAGTACGCCACAATGTTGCTATCTTTACATCAGAGTCCTCACGTGGAGTTACTGTAAAAGCTGGCGGTCTTGAAGTTAGTACCGCTTTAAATTTTTCAATTGCTGGCCCGATTCTATCCATCGGCACATCTGCCTGATTGCGAGCCTGTAGTTCATCTGACTCATCACTGGTAAAATGATTACCAAGAAAGAAGTCAATATCATAACGAGCTTCTGTATCCCAGTCTGCTCTTGAGTCCCGCCATTGGCGGTATAATTCTTGATTATAATCTGCTTTAGGGTCTGATTCTAAAGGCATTAGCTTCCTTCGGCACCTAATTGTTGTATTACTGCCCTACCAATTAAACCCCTCATTTGAGGCGTAAAATTTTCAGGATTTAACCCATGTCTATGAAGCGTTCGCATGTTCCATTCTTGAAGTGGTGTTTGCATTCTACCAAAACTATTGAGGTATGGCATGAGCACATCTAAATCTTTTTCGGCTGGCATACCATTATAACTATCTGAAGGTGGAGGACTATCTAATCTTTCTCCTCCGCCTTGACCTAAACTATCTAACATAGCCATTGCTTGTAATTGTTTAGGGTTTATATCTTCTTCCACTTCTCCACCATCTTGATAATGAGGAACAGCGGATTTACCCATATTATTCATTTTTTGTTGTAGTAAGGCATCTAATGATCTACTCTCCATACCAGACATTTTATCTTTTATCATCTCTGGCCCCATTCTCATGTACATGCCATATAAATCTTCTGCGGGACGCATATTGCTCATTTCCTCCGCTGGTGCTGATAAGCTTTCCGGTAGTGCATAACCAGCGTCGCCCATCATTTCTGCTTTTTGTAATGCTTTTTCATATTTCCCTACTTCTCCACCCTCTTGATAACCGCCTTTTTTTAATGCACTATGAAGACCTCTATTAGCTTGATATAATTCTTTACCATAATAATCTTTTAAAATACCCGCCAAATCGTCTGTATGCATATCTTTAAAATATGACATTGGCTCACCGTAAGCGTCTGGTAACCCCGCTTCATCTACCGCTCCTATTAATTTTTTCTTTAAAGATTTGCCAGATAATTTTTTAGCTCCCTTTCCAAGAAGTTTTAAAGTACCACCAACACCGCCACTTGTCATCATGTCTAATAGCATATCACTCATTTGACTTTGACTCATATCTTCTGTAGGTTGTCCGAATATATTTTTACCAGCTGGGAACATAACAGGATCATCTTCAACTTCTCCACCCTCCTGCATACCTTTGTGGGAATATCCCATTTTTTTCATTTGTAAATGATCTTCATAAGTCTTTGCAAGGTGACCTTCATCGCTTTTGTCGTACATCATATGCTGTTTAAAATCTACTTCTCCACCTTCTTGAAAACCTAATAAACCTCTAAGTCTACCTTTTTTCTTTGGAGCTTCTACTGGTGCTTCTTCCATTGGTGCTTCTTCTTGCATGTATTCAGGAAAATAATCACCGACCATAGCCGCTGGGATAGAGTCTGATGGGCTATGAGATATTTTTTGATCCATCATTGCTCTTGCTTTCCTCCAAGCAAGGGATTTTGCTTTACTAGTCCCTTCCCCTAAATAATATCTGTCTCCACCTTCTCCACCAACAATTTCTGCTGGAACCTTTCCAAGAAGCGAGCTTTTATAAATACGCTGATAATTGTCATCCTCACCTAATATATCATATTTAGAATATGCTTCAGACCAAGTTTCATCTGTTTTTCTTTTTAAATCAACACTTCCACCCTCTTGCATATTGCGGGTAGCGTCTACTCTTTGTCGTACTGGAGAATCAGCAATGGGAAATCCATTTGCTTCTATCTTTACTGGAGAGTTATCTTGCGGTTGTAAGTTTACAAGAGAGGCTGATACCATTAACTTATTTAATGCACCATGAGCTCCGTCGGCGTGATTTAGAAGCTCCATATTTTCTGTGCCTAATGCATTTACTGCATTACGTCTGACGACGTACTCACCCGGTTCTAGGTTGGCGTTTACAACGTCACCCATCGGATACTGTCGGTAGTGTGGCATGCCCTTCATGTATGTGGTGTATTTTATAAATAAAATACTGAGGGTAAGTTATACAGGGAAATTTATATTTACAATAGAATTTAAGTAAAAAGTAAAATAAATCTTATATTATTAATAATTTCGTGATCCAGTTAGCCAATTATAAGTTTTTTTAAGTGTAAAATCACGTTTTTCTTCAACCTGCGTATCTATTTCATCTTTTGACATCTTTTGAGATTTAGGTGCTCTCGCATAATAGTCTGCATAGTATAGAGCATCCATGATGTCATCATTACGTGGTTTGGGGTGTTCAAAGAGTTCATCAACCAATTCCGTCATATGTCTTTGCAGGTACAGCTTCTTTGAATTAACGATAGGCCCGAGTGTTGTTTCCAGCCTATCTTCTTTTTTAATTCTTGCTGGCGGCTTTACTCCCTTGAAGATGCCGGGTAGTAGCCTTTTTTCGTTGGCGCTCATTCGTGTCACCATATCTCGCACCATTTCTTGGGCGGCAACAGTCTCAATAGTAACTCTTCTTACTGGAGAGTACTTCTTCGCCATGTCTATAATTTTTTGCGGAACGTCAAATGTGGGTATTCTTTCTCTAAAGTAGTCAATGACATACCTATTGTTGTTTGCATCAATACCCATAACCAGTATAACCTGAAAATCTGAGGTTGCTGTTGCAGTAGCGGCTAAGTCAACTCCAAGATATACATTAATAGGAATTGCGTCTTCTCCTTCAATAATGTAGTTAAACCCGCCTTCATTCTTAAATACACCATTGTAGTATTGAATTCTATCAATTTTAAAGGAAGCGTTAGATATATCCCTTGCATCGTTCATATACTCCTGTGCAAACTTATTTACCAGACCTGCTTCAATAAACTCTTGTTTTTTTCTTTTTAACTTTCTTAGAGAGAATTGCTGAGGCCAGATAGACTTACCATCCTCAACAGCTCTATGAAAGACAACATCCCAAGGGTATCTGCGTTTATCTTTCATCGCATTCTTATAACCATCGCAAACCATCTGTAAGAAGCTGTCATAATGAACAATAGTACCCGCCAACCATATCCAACCTTCATTTCCGGGGGTTTCTTCTAAAGCAGGATATACCGTAGATACTACCCATTTCTTGATTTCCGACCTACGTTCTGGGGTTTTCGTGTTTAATTCTGATTCAAAGTCATCCAAAACAATACCAGTATAACGTACATCTACTTCTGCCCTACCTCTCAACCTCTGCGATGTACCCTT